TATGGGCGAAGAGAATATAGTAAGAGCTAAGCAGCTATTAGGCTTGCCGCGCTTCTGGTCTTATATGCAAGTAGCTGAATTTCTCTTAGAGCAGTTCCATAAACTATACCCTGGAATAAGAGAAGTATTCTATGCAGGTGTATTAGTAGAGATATTAGAGAGCAGGATGCTTACCTCTACTGCTTGGCATCATAGCTGGAACGGTCATATCATGGATGACTTACCTTGTATACATAACAGCTACGAAGAAGAGAGACTAAGACAGGAAAATACTGCATGGACTCGCTATTGCTTTGGATCTCCTGAGAAAAACAAATCACATCTTAACTCTTACATATCACATCCCCCACAATCATTAAATGCACAGACATTAAATAAATCTTACCTATATGTATTCCATGATATAGCAATACATCCAGAGCACTCACATAACTTTAAATTACTTGCACAAATCCACGACTCTATTCTATTCCAGTATCGCATAGGTCACGATTATCTATGTGATATGGTTAAGGAAAGAATGGAGATACCTATCACACTTAAAGGGTATGATAAAGAAGTCCGTACCTTTGTAGTACCTGCTGGAATTAAAAGCGGTAAGCATTTAGAAGCAGGTATTGCTACATATTGGAGTGAGACAGAATAGATATGAAAATAAGCGATATAGAGTTAGGTGACGCTTTAAGCAAGTCTGGCATGTTAAGTATTACAATAGTAGATGACTATAATGGGACTGGTTGTAATACTTGTATGGATAAACAAAAGGCTATGGATCTTATACAGCATCTAATAACTGTCTTCGATTATACTTTAGATGAAATTCACTTTGGTACTGTTAGAGAACCTTCCAATGACTGAAAAGCTCCCTACTTCTGGGGAAGACTTCATATCTTTGTATCTTACATATACTACTCAGACTGAATGCCCGACTTTCTTTCACAGATGGACTGCTGTTACTTCCTTATCAGCTTTCCTAGGTAGAAACATATTCTTTCGTCATGGGCATTTTACCTTATATCCTAACCTATATACAATGCTTATAGGTAGCCCCGGCACTAAGAAATCTAGCGCAATAAAGATAGGGGCTAAGCTACTAAAGCAGGCAGGGTATGATACATTTGCTGCGAAGAAAACCAGACAAGAGAAGTTTTTACTTGATCTAGCTGAGCAGTCTGAGAGACTCCATGCCAGGAGAAATCCCGGCGATGCTATAGATCCTGAGTCTGGCTTTGATATACTAGATAAGAACTTATGGGGGGATGACCTAGATATGGACTCGGCAGATAACTATACTAACCATCCACCAGCTGAATGCTTTATAGCAGCAGATGAATTCAATAACTTTATAGGTATAGGTAACTTAGACTTTGTATCTATACTAGGCGAACTATGGGACTTCGAAGGTATCTATGATTATAAGCTTAAAAATTCTAAGTCTGTTTATATCCCTAATCCAACTCTATCTATTCTGGGAGGCAATACGCCTACCGGCTTTAGTCAGGCTTTTCCCACAGAGTCGATTGGTCAAGGGTTTTTTAGTCGTCTCCTTCTTGTGTACGGCGAGCCTAGTGGTGTTAAGTATACTTTCCCTCCTGCTCCTGATACCGAGCTTCAATCTAAACTTATAGCTTTGTTACATAAGATAAAGGAGAATGTAATAGGCGAGTTAACTATGTCACGCCCCGCTATGGATTTATTAGATAGCATATATAAGAAGTGGCCAGGGATAGATGATATACGCTTTGAACATTATGCTAACCGGCGGCTTACTCACCTATTAAAACTATGTCTGGTAGTTACAGCATCAAGGCTAGGTACTGAGATAGAGAAACAAGATGTAGTATATGCTAACACATTACTATCTTTCACTGAGCAGTTAATGCCTAAAGCATTAGGGGAGTTTGGTAAGGCTAGAAACTCTGACATAACTCATAAGGTTATGATGGCAATAGATAATGCTAGGGAGCCATTAACCTTACAGGCTATATGGAAAGTAGTTCACACTGACTTGGAAAATAGAAGTCAGCTTATAGAGATACTAAATAACTTGCAGGTAGCAGATAAGATACAGGTAGGAGGGGATGTTGCAGGATACTTACCTGTTAAGAAAGTAAGAGAGGAAGGAGTTAAAGAAGCAGTAAACTGGGATTTATTAACTAACGAAGAGAGAGATTTATTATGAATGTATTAGTTGCTTATCACAGCAATTGCATGGATGGCTTCACAGCTGCTTGGGTTGCACATAACGCATTAGTTAAAGAGGGTCACGTAGTAACGCTATTAGCTATGGACTACACACTGGAGTCTACAGAAGCATTGTATGAGGAGTTAACAGATACTCATTTTGCTCATCTATATGTAGTAGACTTCTCTCTTAAGATGTCTGTATTATCCAGACTCTTTGTAGAGCATGTCTATCTACTTATCACTATACTAGATCATCATAAGAGTGCGTTTAAAGAGTATGCGCCCAGCTTAGAAGTAAAAGACGATACCCGATTTGTATCTAATAAAGGGAATACTAAAATCATATTAGATAACGGGAAGTCAGGTGCGGGTATGTGCTGGGAATGGTTTGCTAAGACAGACAGAGAGACAGATTCTGTACCAGAGTTAGTTATGTTAGTGCAGGACAGAGATCTATGGAAGTTTAGGTGGGGGAATAAGGCTAAGCATTTACATCAATATCTGTTAACTCAGGAAAAGACTATAGCTAAGTGGGATGATATATCAGAGAACCTAGAGATTCCTGACGGGGCCGGCTGGATTCTAGGGCGAGGTAAGGATCTATTAGCCCATCATAATAATAGAGTAAGCTTTGCATGCACTCAAGCAGAGGACATTGTATTAGGAGGTATAGTAGGGCTAGCAATCTGCTGTGAGCAGGACTTAGCTTCTGATGTGGGGCATCAACTAGCAGAGAAGTCTGGTACATTCGGAGCTTGCTATACTATCGATCAAGGAGACCATTGTATTAAATGGAGTCTGAGATCTATAAAGGGAGGGGACTTTGATGTTAGTGACCTTGCAGCTAAGTATGGAGGCGGAGGACATAAGAATGCAGCAGGGTTTGTTTCTAAGCTCACTAGACAGGTAGGGAGATAACTAGGGATGGAAGATAAACCTAAAGTATATACTCAGCTAGAGTATTTTGATAACGCCAGAGTAGTATTAATGAGAGAGGTTAACCGGCACTCTAGTTTAATAGAGAGGCTGCAACACTATGATCCAGAGACTCAGTTTCCTGAGATGTTAGGAGAGATAGCAGCTGAATTAAATATACTAGTAGAGGGGATGTATATGCCAGCTGAGTTAGATAAGCTGTGTGAGATGTGCTATTGGAAGCTAAAGCACAGAAGGAATATTAAATTAAGATAGGAGTACATTATGAAGGAGAAAAAAATGAATAGAACATTAAAGCAGTTACAAGACGCTATACGTACAGCACCGGTAGGGGGTTTAATTATAACTCCTGAAGAGCAGGAGATCCTAAATGCCGCTCCTCTTCCCCCTAAATCTAATCTAGAGACACAAATAGGAGGAGGTCACTATAAGAATAAAGGTATACAGCCTGTTGAATTTACCCATAGTAATGACCTCCCCTTCCTTGAAGGCTGTATAGTTAAGCGTGTGGCTCGTCATGCAGAGAAGAATGGATTAGAGGATATTAAGAAGATTATCCACGAAGCTAAGCTTATCGCAGAACTAACCTATGGAGTTATATTATGATTATAGGGAAAGTAGCACAATGGATGGCCGAGTTAGATAAAGGGCAGGCGGTTATCATATCAAGAGATGACATAATTGATTCGGCTGAGGCTTACAGGGATTCTGGCTTTGATCATGTTCGGCCTGAATATATAAAAAATGTGGTGGATGAGGTTAATAGCGAAGAGTGCCAAGGGTTTTCACTATGGGAACGGCCTGATGGGCGGTGGACGCTTGAAAGGTAGTTTTAATTTGTTATACACATTTAGGAGGTGAATTATAACCACGAAAGCAGGCCCGAACGAATCAAATGGAGTGAGTGAACATGAGTGATTTGTTATACGCGACTTTATTTCTATTATTCGGTTATTGGCTTGGTGCATATTGGCCTAGACATTGGCGTTGGATTAAAAGCGCATGGCGCAAATATAAACTGGGCATTTGTTTTAAATATGAAGGCAAAGGTTTCAGAGAAACGATTAACGGCACTAATAGCGAGTTTTGCAGGAAATGCGGTCATCCTGCTGGGTATCATTGGAAGCGATAACCCCGAGCTAACCTGCTGAAGGAGTGATAGAGATGAAGAGGCATGTAATAAAGTTCGAATATGACGACGGGGTAAAGCTTAAGCAGCCTCTTGTTTGGTGCGGCTACCCTATCACCTATAAGCAGTGGCTTTTTCAAGACGCCCAGCACGTAGCCCTTTCAGTGGGAGGCAGCATTGAGCCATGCGCAAACTGTATTAAATCAATAATATCCGAATTAGAGAAAGAGCTGTAACCACAGCCGCCCCTACTCAGTAAAGTCTCTAAGCTCTCTACCTCCCATTAACCTTTGCATACTTTCTGCATAGGGAGAAGTGAGACTTTTCTGAATTTCATTAGCTTGACTCAAGTTAGTAGTTCTATATAGCTGACTCATCCACCCACTAAACTCTTTCTGCCTCCCTCCTAACTTAGCATACTCAGTAGCAAAGTCTTCTATCTGCTCAGCAGTAGGCTCCTTCCCTGCAATCATATTAGTTTTAATAGCCTGCCCCAGCACTTGTCTCTTAGCTGCATCTGCTAAAGCATAAGCCTTATATCTATATGTAGCATCAATAGCAATAGCTTCATCAAGAGGCTTACCCCCAACTACTCTTCCTAGATTAGCCAGTGATAAGAAGTCATTAGCTGCAATTACATTACCTCTCTTAGAAGTACTATAGCTAGCACCGAGAGGATTCTCTAAGCCTTGAAGTGTCTGAGCTAAGCCAGCTAACGGGCGAGATAATCCATTATGCTCTAAGCCTTGCAGTAAGGTATTAGCCACATCCCCTCCCGCAGCTAGACTCTTAGCAGTATCAAATATATTACCTAAGACTTTAGCAGTAGCCTGAACTATAGGAATAGAGCTAGGGTTAGTAGGAACTATTGTAACATGCCTAGGGTTTATATCTCCACGAGTATATAGGTTCATCTTAAGATCAGGGTGAAGTAAACCTAAAGCATTAGAGGCCATACCATACATTAGCCAGTCTCCAGCTTCTTTACCTGCGATACCATACACAGAAGTATAAGCATCTTTGTGCTCTACATTACCAGAAGCAGTACCGACAAGATGAGTATTTAAAGCATTGAATGCAGGTAGTCCATTCATTCCGTGGATAGTACCTTGTAATGCTAGTAGTGTCATACTATCCTTAGCGTGCCCCTCACCTACGTGGCGTAAGAGCTGCTGCATTAAGTTAAACTGGTAAGTCTGGAATAGACCTATAGCTTGACCGATTGGGCCACTAAACATCATAGGCCGCTGAGCTGCTAGATAGTTACCTTGAGTCCGGTTAACAAAAGTATTAATATAAGCCAGCTGCTCTTTAGCTGTCATAAGATTTCTAGTAACAGCTACGTCTGTCATTTGTTTCATTACATCAGCAGCAACAAACCTATTAAACTCTTCAGCTAACTTGTTACCTGTCCAGCGTTCACCTGCATCAGCAGCATCCCGCAATTTAATCTGTAACTTATTAATTCTAGCATCCCAGTTCTTTACTGACTCTTTACCTGAGAATGTAAGACTGTCTAGTGAATCTCTATACTGATCACTGATAGAAGTAATATAACCATTGTCTCTGTAGAATTGCATCTCTTTAGAAGTCCTATTAAACTTCTTCATAGCGTTAGCTATTAGCTTCTGAGGTGCAAAGATAAGTTCATCAGTACCAGGCACTTTAATCTTAGCGAGCTTGGCTAACGCACCTGCAGCTTCTGTGTCACCTCGGGCTATAGCTCTAACTACCGCATTAGTCTCTGCACCTAAGAGCACATTAGCAGACACTGCATTATTCACTGCATTCAGTGCATCCCATCTTAATACTACAGTAGCCATTATACTATTAGCTTTCTGTACAGTATTACTTAATGCGCCTTTAGCAGGCTGGGCATTAGCAAAGATCTCCATAGTCTCATCATAGTGAGCGCCTTTATAGCCTGCTTTCTCTAGCATACTATTCACAGCAGCTAACTGTTCAGGAGTCTTAGCAGTCTCTACTGCTGCAGTGGCTCTCTTAAGAACACTACTTACAGCAGCATCTGCCATAGTATTAGTCCATACCCACCAAGGATAGTTCTCTGCTTTCTTTAAACCTAGTGCTGTATCTACATAAGCTTTAAAAGGATTATTCTTAGCTTCAGGGATACCTAGCTTTTTCTTAGCTGCGCCGAACTTACTAAGAGCAGGCTTATCAAACTCTGCACCTAGCTTCTCTAGCTCTCTAAACTGTACCTCATACTTAGAGATAACCGCTTCTCTTACTAGCCCTGACTCTCTCTGTAAATGCCAAGTCAGCATATCAGAAGTAATCTTATTAGGGTCAGTGGCCACTAAGAACGGGGCACTAACACCTTTCCTGTGAGCTTCCACATCTAAGTAATTATTAGATATAGTCTTCTCATAGCTATGCTGCCCTATAGACTCAAAGTACTCTTCAGCTTCATCTTTAAACAATATTCTTAACTGAGGATTCTCCTTAAGCTTTGTAGCCATAGCTTGTAGTTCTTCAGCAGTAGAAGCAAAGAGAGTTTTAGAATGATTACCCGAAGTAATACTCTCATCTATAACCATTGCAAAGTGAGGAAACTCTTTAGGGTCAATAGGTATAGGATAGAAAGCATCAGGTGCTCTATTAAACTGAAGGCCTTGTGCAGTTCTAATACCAGCTAGCCCGGCAGTCCTTACATTATTAACTTCTATATGAGCCTTAGCTAGATCTCTGACTTCCTGAGTCTTAAGATTTATTCTCATCTCCATAGCAGGGTTAGATAATACAGGAGCTTTAGGTGCAGGTAAGCCAGCCTCAGCAGCTTCCGCAGCAGCAGCCTTCCAGCGTATAATAGCTAAGGGCTCTAAAGCATCTCCTGCAGCATTCAATCCATACTGACCTTCTATAGCCCTGACTCTACTACTCAATGTACTCCATTCAATAGCAGCTTCCTGATTGTTACCTAGTTTATATAGTAATGGCTCTAGTGTATCACGGGTCTTAGTTTTGGCTGCTTCAATTGCTCTACTTGTAACTCCTCCAATGTTCTCAACGCTAGCTGCAAGTGTTCCATAATTAGAAGAAGCTGCACTAGCAAATCCATGACCTGCTCCAGAAGGTACTGCACCTGTGAATACTTTTCCACTGTTAATATCCTCTAGTTGATTATATACTTTATCGCCTAATACACTAGCACTAGCGCGAGAGGTAGCTTCTTGATATAGCTTCTGCTGTTCTTTAATAATAGCCATGTTCTCTACAACAAAGTTATTAACACCAGCAAAAGGAGTAGTATCATAAGTAAGCTTAACTGTCTGAGGTACTGCCCAGATATCTACAACACCATCAGTAGGCTTTCTAGCTCCCTGATCTATAAGCTTCTTAGTATAAGTTTCTGCATGAGACTGTAGGGCTAGCATATCATCTAAGTGATAAGCAGCAGAAGGATCGCGTAACAGCTCTCCCGAAAGTAAAGATGACTTAACATTAACTACAGCAGCTATCTCATCCTGTACCATAGCAGATACCTTACCACTGGCAGCTCCTGCTATAGTCTCTCCTCTGACATTAAGCAATCGGATAGCTAGTTGTATCTTCTTAGCCCCTATAAAGTCCTGTATAGAGCTACCTACAAACTCACCTGACTGTAAGCCTACAAAGTTTACATGCACTAAGTCTTCCTTAGCTACATCTGACATTACCTTTTCCATAAGAGGTATATCATCTACATGAACTGTAAGCGGCTTCTTAGCTGTGGGGATAAAGGTCTTAAGTTTAGATGCCCAGATATATCTAGCCTGAGCTTCAAATGCATCAGACTTAAGAATATCCCAGACCTTACCTTTAGCTGGAGTAGTATTAAATTTAGTATCAAACTTAAACTTCTTGCTACCCGCTTTAACTCCAGTAGGTGAGACTTTTAACTTCTGACCTTTTTTCAATGTATCCATGAGAGAAGTAACTGTAGGCTTTTCATATACTACTCTACCTGCGTCCTCTCCCCATGTTTTTACATAAGCTACTTTAAGAGAAGACGCAGCAAACTCCTCTACCTCAGCTATAGATGCTGTACCGGCTTCTAGTTTAGCTTGCAGCTTCTCCATTCTAGCAGTCTCTTTAGAAGCTACGCCAAACTTATTAGTCTCAACTAAACCTATAAAAGCAGACTGCTGATCTTCAAGCTTAGATCCCTTAAATGACCGGAACAATACTTCAGCTACATCCTGATCCCCCCCAGATAGCTCTCCCATTTCTTTTCTTAACCGGTTCTCTAAGGTAGTTCTCTTAGTAGTAGCAGCGGCACGAAGAAAGGCAGCTCTATCAGGACTGACATTAGTAGGAATAGGAGGGATATTATTTAGCTGCTCAAAGTCTAACACTACTCTTTCATAGCCTTTAGATGCAGAGGCAGCTTCAGCTACAGCAGTCCAAGGTCTAGCTTCTACAGCAGCTTTATCAGCAGCAGCTTTAAGAGAGAATGAGATCTTAGTAGCATCTATAGTACCACCTATAAAGCCAAAGACCCCAGCGCCGAATGCTACATTAGTCATGAAATCTCCGAAATCCTGGTTCTCCAGAATAGGGGAGTTAAACAAAGTAGCAGTAACAGCAGTCTCAAATGCCAGAGCCTCTAAAGCATTCTGACCAAAGCCCGCGCCAACTGCCTTAAGTGCATTACGATTTAATAGACTAGCAGCACTAGAGTTAGTAGCTACTTCTAATAATGCCTTATCTATATGAGCAGCTTTATTAGGAACAAGCAGACCTAGTGCCTTACCTGTATTCTCACCAAACTTACCTGCGCCTATAGCAGTGCGTAAAGACTTCTGCCCTGCATTAAGAATCTTAACCCCCGCCGCTCCTGGCACAACACTACTTGCCATGAAACCTACTAGATCTATCCCTTCCTGATGCTCTTGATAGAACTGACCTAAGTCTGAATCTAAGCCAGCTATTAGCTCACCTGTATCAGAAGTCTCAAGATCACCTCCAAACATATTACCTATATCAGCAGGGATATTATATAACTGGTTAGCCCCAGAGATAACAGATAGCCCTATGAACTGAGGGATAGCTTCTATTGTATCAATAGCGCTTTCTATAAAAGTCTTATTACCGTTAGCTGTGCTAAGAGTATCCCCCGCTGTCATATAGCTAGGAATAGAATTACCAGTAGGGTCTTTACCTTTCTCTATAAGAGATAAGGCTTCTGCGTAAGCTGTGCGAGATGTAATATCAGTGCTCATTGCTCAGTACCGGGGGAGTTAGTATCAACAGGAGGAGTGGTATCAGCCTTGTCAGGAGCTACACTAAGGAACTTAACTAGAGTAGATTTAATCTGCGTAGCATCCATGAGGTTAACAGTTATATGGGGAGATCTCAGTATCTGCAGTGCAGTCGTACCTATATCTTTAGCCCCTTTCACACCTATGAGAGTTCCCAGAAGAGTAGCTGATACTTTAGATCTAAAAGGTATAAGAGCTAGATCTAGAGTCTCAGCTGCTGTTCTAGGAGGTCTTTTAAATTGTACATTATAGCTAGCTTGGTTAGGTAAACCTAAGCGCCTATAACCTCCCTGAAGAGTGTTATTATAAGCAGCGGCAGAATCAAATATAGTTTCTATACCCAGCGAAGCTTCATCAGGAGACACAGTGCCAGCTCTTACACCTGCAACAGCGGCTTCTACTATCTTCTCTGGATTAATCTCTTTCATTTCCATAGGAGCTAGCACAGTCTTATAGAACTTACTGTCCCTTATAGACTTCATAGCATTAGCTAGCGTACCCATAGGAGGAGCATGATATGGATTAGAAGTATCACCTGTTACTATCTTAGATGCTGCATTAGCCATAAAAGTATTAGCAGTATTATTAAAGTCCTCTTCAACTATCGCATCATCTTTAGGGATACCTTCAGGAGACTGATTATATACTTCAATCTGCAAGCTGGTAATAGTATCTAAAGCCTTAGTAGCAGGAGTCTCAGCAAGACCTCCTTGAGGGGCTATAAGGTCTAAGGTAGACTTAGCTTCAAAAGCAGTCTGCCCGATTCTCATATCAGGTACGCCGCCTAACTCTTGTAAGCGAGTATACTTTTCTCTAGTTACAGGATTAGACATGCCGAACTCTATAGTCTCTCTAGGCTCTATAGGTAATCCAACTAAGGCTTGACCCTGCTGAACAGCTTCAGAGATCTGCTGACCTGTAGCTACCTGATCACTAAAGTTCTTCTGAGCTGTAGCCAATGACTGCTCTGCTGAAGCTATCACAGTAGGCCCTAATGTCTGAGACTTACCTAAGTTAAACTTAGCTTGATCCAGTGCTACCTTAGCTGCAGGCAACTGTACTGCCCACTGCTCTCTAGTAAATGCCATCTGCTCTCTAGCAAAGGTCTGTCTCTCTTTAGCTAGTTCCCGCGCTTCAGCTTCTCCCTCTAAGCGAAAGGCACTAACTAAGTTACTGACATTCTGGGAGTCAGCAGATACAAGGCGAGCCATAGCTGTAGCATTAGAGTTAATATTATCTAATTCTACCTTAGCTCCTTTTAACTTACTGTCAGCTTCTATGCCTTTATAGTTAGCTTCAATAACTGCGCTATTAAGAGTTCGCTTAGTTAATGCATTCTGCCTAGCAAAGGATTCAGTAGCAGTAGTTGAATTTCTAATAGAGGTGATAGTCTGCTGTTGCTGAGCTTGAGCTGCTTCTATTTCAAGAGAGGTTTGAATAGAGCGGAACTCATTAATCACAGCATCTACAACCTGAATGCCTGTGAACTCATCGTCAACTATGTCTTGCTTCTCATCTAGTAAGGTGGCAACTCTCTCACTATCCTCTTTAAGAGTAGCAGCTAATGCTGTCTGCATTTCTACGCCACCACTAACTTCAAAAGAATCAATGGTAGCATTCTGAGCCTGCAAGTCTACAGTGTCTTTAGTAGTTTGCACTATCTGATTGGCAGCAGCTATGTCAGCAATAGCAGTAGCTGCTACATCGGTAGCTGTCTGAGTCTGTTTAACTGAAGCTTCTAGCTGCTGGATGTTAGTAGTGATACGCCCAGTAGACTCTTGCAGAGCTTGCTGCACAGCCTCTAATTTAGAGGTGCCCGCAACTGGAGACAAGTCTTCTATAGTCTCTGTAGATGCAGGGATAGCAGTCTGTACTTGAGTAGTAACTGCATCCTTTCTAGCTTGATCTAATATAGGATTAGAAGCCATGATAATATCTTCCTATAATAATTAGAAACCGAATACTTTAGAGATTCCGCCTAGGATAGGATCTAATAGACCTCCCTCTTCTTGCTTCTGTTTACTAGTCTGAGTTGTGTCTGTCTCTTGAGTAGTCTCTTTAACAGCAGTTAGCTTAGCAATTTCACCTACAAGCTTAGAGGCTAGATCACCCGCAGCTTGAGCTGACACAGTACTATCAAAGATCCCTGCTGTCTGCTCACCTTGGAAGATGCTAGCTAAGCCCTCAGCCCCTCCTAAGACGTCAGCTATAATCTTCTCTATAGCAGCTTGATCTATTATTATCTGCTCAGTACCTTTAGTAGTACCTTTAGTTGTACCCGAGCCAGAAGTCGCTACATCTGAGCCAAGTAGAAAGCCACCCAGCTCACCTGCACCTGAAAGAAAGGAACCTGCATCACCTAATATACCCATAATCTTATCCTCTTAAATTTATATCTATAATCTAATACTATACTGCTAGTGCTAACTAAGCTAGGAGGGAATCACTTTGCCGGTTATATAAAAACTAATTCCGCCACTAGACCTAAGATACAAAGACTCTCCTGCTTTAAGCAGCTGCCCTACTATACCTGTACCTAGATGATTCTTATCCCTTACAATATATTGGCGCGGAACTATAGCTGCAGTAGCGCTACCTAAATAAGCATCATAATCCTGTACTACTTCTGTATTATTAGATGCAGTAAATGCCTCTATTCTTGTGTCTGCTGCAGCTGTAAAGAAATTTTCAATAACATCTACTACAGCGTTTACTTGATTATCTACTAGCACAGAGCTCATAATAAGTTCTTCCTATATATTCTTTAATGTTCTGTGATAACTAGTCTAGCATTACTAACCTCTACAGTGCTAGACCCATCATCTATAGATACCCATAACTGCAGCTCATCCCCGTTATTAACTGTGAGTAAGCCTGATGAATTTATCTGGGTAGGGGTAGAGTTCTGAGTACATCCTATAGTCTTAGGTATTGTTGTAAACCCTGAACCTGTATCTACCGCGATTCTAGAACAGATAAGTGCGCTACCTCCTCCCCCTTTTTCTACTGTAGCCGCTGCAATAACTTCTATGTTTGTAGGGGATATACCTATATATGTAGCTATACCTGCTGTACTGACCGTCCATCTATTAGTGAGATCAGCTAACCAGTCACTACCTGCAATAGGAGTATAGACACCTGAGCCTGCATTAGGTACTGATCTGTTAACTATGAGATAGGGGTCAGCATCTACTTTAGTGTTTTGAGTTACATTGTCAGTAAATAGATTATCAGTAAATTCCCACTTTAAGTCTTGAGTAGTTATACCTGATACAGGCGTCCCATCTCCATTAAATATATTACCCTCAACTAATCCTATACCTGAAGCTGTAAGGTTAGCGCTACCGGCAGCTCCCGAAAGAATAGTAGTACCTGCAGGGGAGATCCACCTGCTACCTACAGCAAAGTTAATTATAGCCCAGGTAGAAGTACCAAGGTCTATAAGTGTCCCTGTCCAGGATACTGCTAACATATTAGATATATTAAAGTTACTTAAGCCAGTACCTTCTATTAGCAAACCTCCGACACTAGTAGATACTACAGATAGTGTTCTAAGAGATACAGTATTAGTATTAGAGATTGTACCTACAGATTTACAGTCTCTAATAACTACATTCTGAGATACAAATGCACTTGGAGCTAATCCAGAATTATCTACAGTGTAAATATCACCATTAACATTAGTAAAATTCATGAACTCATCAGCGTAAACAGCATTAATTATAGTTATTAAGGGGTTAGTTGAAGTAGATAGCAGTCCAGAAGTATATCTATTAGCCCCCATTAAAACTACTACTCCCCCGGTTATTCTTAAGGTGTAAGGGGATATATCTAAAGTAAGTCCACTGAACTTATAGACAGCTATACCGCCGCCGAGTTCTATATACCCTCCGCCGTCTGGAGCAGATATAGCTATAAGATCTGCAAGAGAGTTAATATTAATAACATTATCTAAGGGGTTACCATAGAGTTCAGTAGTGTTATCATTAATCTTAACTATAGCTTCTCTTAGATTATCACCTGTTCTATCATTAGCGAGTGTACCTATATTAATAAGTTGCTGTGCCATTACATCTCATCCCTATCACAAGTCATAAAAGTGTCATCACAGGTAATGCCTTCATCATCTACTGTAAGAAACTCACCACTACCTATCTGCTCTCTGATATCCGCTAGCTGAGTCAGAAGCTGCATACTAATAGGATCTAATAGCAGCTCCTTGCTTCCCGCATCACTACTAGTAAGTAACGTCTCTATAGCATTATGTATATCTAGCAATGCTGTATACAATGCAGGATCATTTATATTAGTCAGCTGCCCTAAGCTAAGATCAGTTTTAGAATTATATGTATTAGTAGGGGCTGGCATATATACTATCTCCTAGCTGAGACTCTATAGCGCACTAATGCTGTAGTCAGATTAAACTTACCTATAAGTACTATAGAGTGATTCTTAGCATCCGCCCTAAAGGCGTACTCTCTTATATTCTCATCAGAGTTTCTTAACTCACTGGAAACTACAGTAAAGGTCTTACCATTAAGAGAGGCTTGATCAGATACAGTAAGCTCAGAACCAGTCTGTATATTCTCTAGCTCTACACCCAATAGCGTAACTAATCTACCATGTATGAATTGTATCTTACCTAAGATAAGAACACCCGCAGACTCTGCTGTAACTGAGAAGTCTAATACTTTAACTTCCCCTGTAGGTAGTAAAAAAGCAACTGCTTCTTTGCTTACCTCATCCTGCTCACCTACGTATTCAAAGCAGTCTGTATGATCTATCCTGAGCTTACCTAGTTTCTTTAGTCCTATATCATACACTAAAGCATGAGTAAAAGAAGTTATACCGTAGGATATAATAAGATACCTAGAAGCTACATACTTAATCTTCTTAAGCATAGTAGTTCCAGTAGGTAAGTCAGTTATCTCATATAGGTTAGTAGTTTCATTATAGTCCTCAAAGCGTTTGCCTGCTAAGAAGTCTGTAACTTCGGGTATTATGATCTCTGCTCTCTGAGAGTTTAGCTGCTGCATACCCGCCTTAGAGTAGATATACTGAAAAGCCCCGTTAGATTCATAGGCTACTTTGTCTAAACTAAGCCCTCCCTCAGAGCCTTCTACCTCTCTGAACTTAAAGGGAAACTGGGTGTTACCTGTATAGGTACCTGCTAAAGTGTTACCTGCTGTATGGATAAATATACCTAGAGTGTTAGAGGTAGCAAAGATAATAGCCCCAGCTATACCTGCTACATTACCGCCGCCAGCGCCTGTTACCTCAGAAGGTATAAAGTCGGTAGGATCTATAGTGCTGCTCCAAGCATTAGCCTGTGTAGTGTAAGCTATAAGATACCCTGAAGAGGCTACAACACCTAGGACTGTAGAGATATCTAAGCCTGTAAGAGTTACAGAATCAAGGGTATTATTAAGTTCATCATAGTTAAATGTACCTATAGTGGAGTAGTGTATATAGCTTACTCCGTTAACTGTGCCTATAGTAACTGATTCTGCAGAGAAGTTAGATCCTCCAGTAGAGGGAGAAGTAGCAGCTAAGGCAATCCAGGTAGTAGCCCCTTCTAGTAGTGCATATACATTACCTTCAGTATCCCATGCTAGATATAGCTTAGACTTAGCTGAGCCGTAAACTATCCTTACATCAGAAAAAGTTAGGCCATTAGGTAGATCAGAGGAAGCCTCTATAACAGATAGAAAGCCTACCGAATCATAGCCATATCTGGAGGGTATTACATTATGGCAGTAAGCTACCCCCGGACTACCCTCTGAGGTAGGGGCCTCTCTAGCAGTAGCACCTATAATAGTCCTAGTCTGCTGCTCAGATAGCATAGGAAAAGAAGCATCCTGCATATCTATAGGGTAATGTCTCTGTGCCATAGTATATACCTTACATCTTACCAGTTAATCTGCTGTTGTAGCCAGTTAATAAATACGGCGATTAAAGCAAAGCCCGATGCCCACTTAATAAACTTTTGAAAGGTATTAGCAAACACCCATGCATCTACTACATCTTGAGTAGACTTAGTGAGCGCAGCTATAGCTTCCATATTCTGTCTATGTAGCTCATCCTGCCTTAAGTTTTTATCCAACTCTCTGCTTACGTTCACTCTGTAATCCTCTAAGTGAGTTTCAAACCTACGCTTAAGAGACTCTATTTCAACGCTATCTTTGCTCATTCTAATATCCCCAAATCCATATGTAGGTTAGATTAAAAAATGATGACCTGTCACCATCTACTTTATCAAAGTGGAAAATACTTTCCACGTCGCTGCGTCATTATTGGTATAGGTTATATCAAAGCTTGAGCCATCGGTAGCTATGTTACTCACAACTAGTTCCATATCCTCACCACTTATACCAAATGCCCCCACTACGCTCTCTTGGATGATACCTACAGCAACAGTCGCTCCGGCACCCTCTCTACTTTGAACCATATATATAATGCCATGACGAGTACCGCCTGATGTATTTCTTAGAGTGACCTGAAGAGTAAACAGGTTACGCTCAAAGGTACCTATAGCAGGTAGATTATACGATGCTAGAAAAGTTGCGGAGGTTGCTAAGTCGCTTGAGTTCTGCTTGTTATAGAATATCTCACCGTCAACTGTTTGCAGTAGATCAACATTATTATAATCCTCTATACCTAAATTGGAAGACTGCTTAGAGATTAACGTAGTGCCTTCGCGAAGCACCGATGTGACCGCCCCGCTTAAATCACTACCTGATCCTATGACTGTTGACGCAGTTGATTCAACAGAGATGGTATGATTAGGTGTAGTATCTCCTCCCCCTCCATCATCTGCGCCTGTAGTAGTTACAAGTGCAGAGTGAATAAGAGTTGAGCCTTCCATGTAGATATGAGTACACTCATCAGTACCTAATATAAATCTACCGTTCCGGCGTAATATTGTTCCGGTCATAGTTAAATCTGAATCTATTAGCCTAACACCCTCTTCCCCTTCACGGTCAATTAGTCCACCAATGATTGAGTTACCTCCGGCGCTACTTGAAACAAACCCTGGGCCTACATCAAATTCCCACCGGCACTCTACAAACTGATTGGCATTAGCACCCGCTTGAAGTAAGGTACCAAATTCTTGACTAGATTTAAATATAACAGCACCTAGTCTTGCATCAATAAGGTTCTGTGAGCCTCTATTATTATTGATAAACTGGGTATTAAATACTTCTGCTACTCGTAGGTAGCCGCCAGTACCTAACCCTCTATCAAACCTATGGAAAGCTGAGTTAAGTATAGTTAAGTTAGCTCCTTGAGTATCATCAATCATCTGGCAACCATGAGATGACCTATCAACACCGTATAGAAACATAGAGTCAATAACGCATCTAGTTCCAAAACGAAACAAGTTTGTTGCTCCAGCTAGTTTAGCTACAGCTCCTCGCCCTTCTATCTCAGCTATAGTAGCAAAGGCTGTATTCTTACGATATACACACCCCTTTAATACAGTACCTTCAGGTACATCTACATCACCAACAACGTAATATGTATCTGTTCTAGGGAAAAATACACAGGGCGCAAAAATTACCGCCGCCTGTACCTCTGCGCTGTCATCTGTACCAAGCCCTCCACCAGTTGCCGCCCACTGTTGGACGATATGTATACCTGCAGGAAATAAGCCCTTAGCTTGCAGTACATTAAGATCGATAAACGAGCCGCCATCATCGGTGCCAGTAGATGCCGCGACTATCTCGTAGGTGTTACTACCAAAATCTCCCTTGGTGAAATAACCTAGAGTTTGAACAGTCTGCCCAACAATAAGAGTGATCACACTGCCGTCTGGAAGAGTGCCACTAATCATATCGGCGACGTTGGTGAATATAACTACGTTTTCCTTAGCTGTAACTCTATTAGAGATCCAGCCTATTGAGCCATCTCCTCCAGTAGGTACTATAACATTAAAGTTATTATCTAAGTAGAAACCGGGAGCTGCTCCTGTCTTCTTCTGAAAGAAATTTTCATAACTATCTCCTGCAGTAATCTGCCCTCTAGCATATATAGTAGCTTCAACGCCTACATAGTCTCTGATAGCTTGAAAATTAGATATGTATATATCAGTGTCTCTAACATCCACATCCCCAGTAATACCTACATAGCCAGTAGCTACAATCTGATCTCCCGCAGTAGCTCCTACAGTAAGACTGAATGTAGTGGTAGTATTCTCTACCCAGTCTATTCCTTTAGTAAGGAGTAAACCATTCTTGTGTACTTCTAGCGCACCAGTATTTACAGCGTAAGCAAAGGTAGTAATAATAAATAATGACTGACCTTCAGTAGCCGTTAGGCGCTCTTCTATACGCTTAGTATCAGCAGACAACTCTAGTATAGTTCTAGGTTGCCATATATTAGCTTCACCGTCCGACATAATATTTCTCCTAGTAACCTACGTCAGACAGAGCTGACAATTTAAGTAAACTAACTTCTTCTGCAAACATCTGAGTAAATGTAGCTGACTGCTCATCAAATCCTATAGCTTTAAATAATACTCTGGCAGATTCATATATAATAACAAAGGGAAACTGCTCAGCTACCCATGAGACGTAAGCACCTTCTCTCACTACGGGTAATACATAAGCCCCTAGTAATGCTTTAGAGAATTCTACACTAGAGCGGATCTCTAATACTCTACCTGCTACATAAGCTATATCACTACGATTACAGCCATAGTCATCTAATACAGACTCAGGAGCTATGATCTCTATAAAGGCACCTACATCATCTGTCTCGTCTTCTACCCGGCGGAAGTATTTAAAGGCGCGGAAATTAGAGAAGAGAGTTATATAGTCTAGTGACTGTCTAAAGTCAGCAGTAGGAAATTCTACTCCAGATTCAAATATGTCTTTAGAGTAGAAGTCTGTCTTGTGTGCTTTCAGAGTTGCAGCTTTTACAGCTGATTTAGTCTCTGCTACCAGATCGCGCCGGTTAGTAATCAGATATACTTCTTCTAAGAGTTCATCGAAAGTCATGTTATAAACCTATTTTTAAGCTTAAAGATAGTCTTTGATTACCACTAACGTCTCCAGGCACTGGAGCTTCTGATACATTCACCGTGTAGGTATCCTGCGCCTCATTGTAGTCGTCATCAGCTGCTTTGGTGGCGGTAATTATGCTAGAACCTTCAGCTACGGCAGTAACTTCCCCGGTAGTGACATTAACTGTAGCTACACTTCCGGTTCCAGATGCATAAGTAATAGCTCCTATACCTGCACCTCCGCTGGCGGTATTAGTCTGCGTATCTGGAACCGTCATAGCAATGGGGCCGGCATCTGCAAAGCTAATCGTTTGATCTTCTTTTGCAAGATCAATAGTAAAATCAATTGAAGACCATTCTTGGTTAGCTGGACTTAAGTATCTTACTTCTATAGTTTCAGTTTGATTAGCGTCTGTAGTAAATGTACCATCAGCTGCCCAAGTAATATTCATGCCATTAGCGCTGTCAGGAACATACGCTTGCATATCGTCTTCTACTGTAATATAGCTAGATCCAAATATAGACTCGTCATCGTCAGTGTTAGCTACTGCTATCGTAGTCTGTATAACATCAAAACCTGATTCTGGGTTTAGAGTAATGTTACGACTATCTGTATCTGTTCCGTCATCTGCCTCTTGCTGGATTTGATAAGCTGTAGTACCAGCAGCAGCTATAGTAGCTTCTACAGGAATACCATTAACTGCGCCACCAGATCCCGGTGTAACTACATCATTAACTCCAGACTCAGCATCGTAATCTAAAGTAGTAGCTGTAGCTGCATCTATTGTCTGCTCAATAGTAAATGCATCATCGTCAGTTTTTAGAGAGAATGTTGTTACTGTATCTAAGTCTGTTCCAGCTGCTACGGTGGCTGCCTGTTCTGTAGTAGTATCTGGCCCTGATAATGTAGGCCCTGAAGAGAAACTAATGTCTATAAGAACGCCATACATTTGCTCTGCACTACCAGTATAACTATACTCAGGTGACTGCGATCCTGTACGGTTAGTATGTTTACCTACTGCTGTTATAGAACTATCATTAATGACATCTATATCTAAAGTATAAGAGCTAGTCCATGCCTCCGCTGACGCTATATCCCCTAGACCATCTGTAAAAGCAAAGCCTAGCATTATGTTTGTTGAGCTTACTGGAGTTAGTGTACCTGCAGTTTGTGTATTAGTGTCACTAGAAATATTATCTGTATTTTCGGCACTAGTTATTGTAGGGGAAGTGTTACCATCAACATCGTATTCTGCATAAGTTGCACCTACAGCATTTGTATTACCATGTACATGACCTGCAGTTTGCTCTGTACCATTAGATAGCTTCCAATAAACAGCAGCAACGAATGTTGTAGTATTTATTTCCAGTAGAGTCATTCCTGAAGGAGGAGTTACTATTGATTGACCCCCCGAGCCGCCATAAGCACAGAAAATAAGTATGTTACCTGATGTAGGATTAGACCCTAGATCACAAGATGTAGTATCACCTCCGCCTATTGTATCAACATCAAATTTTACTAGATCGCCGAAAGCCATTAGATTAAGTTCCTATTGTCTCTACGCCAGTTAAATAAACGCCTTTATCAGTATCACTTATCCCGGATGCTATTAAAGGACTTCCTGCCTGTAATGTTATGTCGTCATTTGCTAAGTCAGTGAACAGAGAATCTCCTGAACTTTGGTTACCTGCAAACTGAGAGAAGGCTGTATTAAACGCTGCAGTATCAGCATAAGTTGTATCTTGATATTGATACTGCACATTAGTATCACCGTTAGTCACACCGTCATCATGGTTATAATCTATGTACTCAGCTAAGCCGTCATCAAAGCGTAAAAATCCTGCAGTATCTACAAATACATTTCCAAACATTATGTGGTCATCAATACTATCATCTGATCTGAAAGGGTAGCTGTTAGCAGATCCTTGTACACCTAACGATTCTATAACATTATTAGTTATCCAAGCTTTCTTACCTTTAGCCCCCGAACCTGTATTCCAGTATACAGCTATACCGTGGTCTACACCTCCTGTATACAAGCCGCTATTTCTTACTAAGTTGTTAGAGAATATAGTGTAAGTGCTAGCGTCATTAGTTCCTATAACTTTATACCTAGTTATTTCATTAAGCAGACAGAAGCGAACAGACACACTAGTGTTCCCAGTATCAGGAGAATCTTTTTCGTGGATAATCCCAGTAATAAAATTACAGCGCTGTATAGAATGATTACCTCCGTCATAGTATTCAATTGCATTGGGCAATGTACTATTAGACTTCTCTACGCCGTCTATTGTACAGCGCCAGATGTTAGCTCCAAAGTGATTACCTTCATGGCTAAAAGCAGAAGTAGATGATGTAGCTTTAGAGAAGCATCCATCAACAGTTATATGCTCTCTGTGATTACCATGATTACTTGTACCTCCTGAGCGATGTGCAATAGCCCAGCACATTCCTGTACCTGATGCATTAGCTGTAGTAAGGTCAACAAAAGATATGTGTTTAAAGATTAAATAATCATAGTCAAGGGCACATACAAACCCGCAAGATGTTAATGCAGCGTTAGAATTGATTATTGGAATTGTCTCACCGGGCCAGCCTCTTACAATTAGAGGACTAGTTACAGCTGATCCAGTAAGGGTACCTCCCCCATCTAATTTGTTATCAAATACTGGAATCCCCGCTTCCCCGTCATTATCATTAGTATGCTCTCCGACATTGGTAGTACCTTTTAGATAAATGTGACGATGACTAACAAAGTCATTTCTAGCTTCTGTCCAGTTATTATAAGGATCTGCTAATGTACCTGATCCACTAGGAGAGCTAGTACCTGCATCAAAGTCAACAAAGATAGCATTAGAATCACTAGCTATCATAGTAGCATTATCGATTACACCGTGAGCTACGGTATCAGTTAAGCGATGTAAAATTAATCCGCTAGTCGGATCAGATAAAGTCATTACTAATCTATGCTCACCTAAACCGGCTGAATCGTGAGTAGTGAGATTACCTGCTGTTACTGGAACCTCTACTTTATGTATACTGGCGTCTCCATCTATCCAGTTAATAGTACCACTAACAGTTGTGTGAGTATCCCCTGTCGTTTCATAATCTACGCTAACTGCGCCCGCTGTGCCATGAGTTCTGCATATATAAAATGCATGAATACCATTAGTAGTTAACTCAGAATAGTCAATATAAAACCCTGCTCTCCCTGCAGTATCTAGATCTATATCTATAGCTAAGGGAAATACAGAAGGCTCAGGCGCGGGAGCTGACCCCCACGTACCTCCCCCATGATCTTTTAGAGTAATATCTGCTGATGATACTAATACATTGCTCATAGTATACTCTTAAAATAATGCTACGATAAGAGTAGCTGTAGTCGTAGTTCTAATCTGAGCTGCTCTAATATTCAATGTAGACCCAGCAGGAACGGCTGGAAATGTGACTACAGTAGTACCTCCTCCGGCGTGCTCTTTAGCCATGATAACATCTAAGTTACCTGCGCCTCCTACATAAATACTTCTAGTATAAGCTTGAAGATCCGTATTAGCTGGAGTAATCTCTTCAGCGTCTCCTGCAGGGTCTTGTATCCCAGAAGCTGAATATGTTGAAACATCGATTGTCATAATAGTTTCCTCTACTAGTATAAATAACTTAATTTAGCCTACTAGTATTAAGTAATAGGCTATATAAATTACCTAAAATTAGTTAGCTACCTGATTAGTGTTAGTCGGGTTAATAGAAGCAGCACCAGGAGCTTTATTATTGCCCATGTCAGGTATAATGCCTTTAGCTGCGTTTACCTTTTTCTTTTCTTCTTCAGCTAGATACTCAGCAATATGCTTACGCTTCATAGCAGCTACGGGATCAGCTTCGTCAGAAGTAAGTAAGGCTCCTTTAATAATACCTACTAAGCCGTTTGCGATTTCAGTATCTAAGTATTCGATAATAGACTTATCACGAGTAATGAACTCATAACCAGTAAAAGTAATACGTCCTCCAGTATGAGTTATAAGACGTACAGATACACGAGCTGATGTGTAATGCTGATACTTAACAGGTTCAGGAACAATGGCAGGTTTAGCAGTAGCTTGCTCTTCAGGCTTAACTGCTACAGGGTTAGCAGGTGCTTCGGGGGTTTTTTGTACTTTAGTAAGATCCATGGGAGTTCCTTAAAGGGTAGGTATAGGGGGATAACTGGCACCTAAAAAGCCCTGCATAGAATAACTATACAAGGCTTTAAGATAAAGCAGTTAGGGTTAAGTGTTAGCCGGTAGCTGCTGCAGTCAAGTTGCGAATAACAACATTCGCTGGAGTATTTTTAATAACAGTTGTAACTTCAGTAGTAAGCGTACCACCTACTGCGTCAATACCATTATCCTGAGCTTGATCGCCTTTAGTATTAAACTCTAAGTTCTGAGTCTTACGTCCGGCAAGGTAAGCAAGGCGGAAGGTAGGAAGATCTACACCTACTGCCATCTTAGCCCAAGTTGAGTTAGTATTAAACAAGGGGTGCTCAATGATACGGAACTTACCACGAGGAGTAGTAAGAGTAGAGAAGTTAAGACCAAAGTTAGTCTGTCCGTCCACTAAGTGATAAGTACCATTTAAGCGGCCAATCTCGTTAATGACTAGCTTAGCTGATCCACCTACAAACAGAACTCGCTCATTAGAGCCTTTAGGGTCAGTAGCCTGATCAAAGACAGGATCTAAGAAACCTAATAACTGAGTCCAGTTAGTAGTACCTCCAGCCGTAAAGCTGTTAGTAGCGCCGCCATAGCTAGGAGGATAGAAGCTAGGAGTCTCTACCATATTAATCAAACCATCCATAGTGCGGAAAGGTTGACCATTACGAGTACCCTGTGACTTCTGACCGAAGAAGATAGCTTTCTCAATGTCACCAGCATGGAACGCTGCGGCATCTTGACGACTCTCTGCATCAGTAGCATTTCCTGCAATAACCTTAGTAGCTTGTGCTGAACCAGAGATCGCCCAAGTGTTACGGAAGATCTGAGTAAGGTTAGTAACTCGTACAGGGATAATGTTATTAGCATTAGGACGATCAGAGCTTTCCTCAAATGCGTTACCTACCTGAAATAGGTCATCGTCATCTAAGATAGCAGCTGCTGCCACTGTACCTACGCTACGGTTAACAGAGATCTGAGTAGAGTTAGGTACAGTATTGATGATAATATTCTCACCAGTACGTTCTACTCGCATGATCATACCGGGTAGCAAATTGACAGTAGTATCTAAGTCAAGCACTACGTCAGTAGCTAGGTGATCACCCGCGTTATTAATCTTACCTTCTGGAAAGATCATGGTCTTAGTGAAGAAGCCGTGCTCAACTTGCAGCGCAGTTTCATCAGTAAGCATGGAGGTAAGGCCAAATAACGGCGCTGTACCATTAGGCATCAACCGCGTGATCATGGAAGCAAATGACTTCTCCGCTAGATCAGTTGTGAAGTTACCTGTATTAAATACACCTGTAGTCATAATAGTTCTCCTGCTAGTTTATGCTAGCAATAATAAAAGATTAAAAGATTAAAAAGATAGCTAACTAGCTGTTAATAGAGATCGTAAGTAGCGGCTGCAGTTTTAACTAATGTAAACATCTTACCTGATTGAGGAGCTACAGTTAAGTTGTTGTTAGTACCAACAGCAGTAATACCTGTATCTACTGCAACGATAACATCAAATGCAGCAGCTTGGTTATTAGCTACATAGAATGTATAAGCATCACCTACATCCATCTCAGGCCACTCAGATACAAGAATAGTAGCAAGGGGTAGAGTGTAAGTAACGTCACTAGTAAGAGTTAAGCCTTGTAGAATAGCGCCACCACTAAGCATAGCTATGGTGATATCCTCATCAGACTCTGTATTAAAGTTAGCAGGAATTACATTAGCTGTAAAGCCAACTCCTGCACGCGAAGGTGCTGCTAAACGGCTGCCGTCATCGACAGGAACACGGTGAAATCCCATGGTGTATCTCCTAGAAGTATTAAAAGTTAATAAGAATAAAATTAAACAAACTTAGACCAATCTTCTTCCCCAGCAGGTAAATCTGAAGCAGGTGTCTGCGGATTAAAAGCGGCTCCCATAGCTACTATATACTCTTGAGTCATTTTAGTTAACTCAGCTTGCGTAGCATCAGGGTATTTCTGTAACAGTTGTGCTTGTGTAGCATCTATTACAGGCTTAATAGCGGGGTTAGAAAACAAGGGGTTAGATGTAACTAGATGGTCAGAAGCTGCTTGACTTCTAAGTAATGCGGGGAGTGAATCAGTATGGGTTTTAAGGGCTTTTTGTACAGCTTGATCAGTTAACTTGCTGTTTACTAAAGTAGATTGTACCATTACTTGTTGAGCTACTGCATTCATTGCTTGAGTAAATGCAGCTTCTGCACCTTCACCTCCTGCGGATATAGCTGCTAACGTCTCGGGGGTTACTTGCTGAGAGAAGTTAACATTAGCTACTACCTTTTGAATGGCAGCTGCATCTAATTCTACGGGCTTAGCTGGGGCTGGTGCGTTTGGGTCAGTAGGAGCAGTATCCCATAAACTCTTAAACTCAGCCAGCGGGGAATCATCTTTAGGTGTTACAGGCTCAACGGGAGTAGGTTGTAATACTGGAGCAGTAGGATTACCGGGCTCAGCTACTACTTGCTGCACAGGAGGTATATTACCTTGACCTCCGGGAGCTGGCTGGGGAGAAGCTGCTTGGGCAGGGTGCTGTGTATCAGGTGATCCAAAGATATTAGGGAATTGCATAATAATGTACTCTCTTAAGTAGGAAGGTTGGGACGTAACTAAGGGTTATACTTCGGGGTTTTCTGCTCGGTACTGTAACTCTATCTCTGCAGCATCTGAGCAATCAAGCCTATACTTTAGAGCCTGAATCTGCCCTGCTAGTTTAGCTTCTTGCTGCATAAAGACATTAGGGTTATTAGGGTCATACTCTAAGTTTAACTTCTCAGCTGCAGATATAGCTATGTCATTCTGTATAACTTGCTTCTGAGTTAAAGTTAAAATAGACCCTTGCGTCATCTCTTCTGTAGTTAGCTCATAACTAGAGAATTCGTTATCTAATAAGTGTGCCATTACTGGGCTCCAGGAGTGTTAGAAGTATCGGGCGCGTTACCTTGCTTGTCAGTTGTACCTTCTGGGGTAGGTGTGTTACCTGCTGGATCATATCCAAACTGCTCAGGTAAAGGTTGAGGTTGGTTAAACTCATGACCTTTTTCTATAGCTAACTGAGCTAGTGCTTGCCATGAACCTAAAGCTTGCTCATAGGCTAGTTGCTCGGGAGACTTCTCAAAGGAGTCAATAGTAGCTCCTTGTGATTTCATAAAGTAAGAGAATAGTGGAGCTATGTTATAACCTGCAGCTATCTCAGGAGATGAACCGAAGACCTGTAATGCAGCAGTAAAAGTTTCAGGCTTAAGCAGACGCTCTTTAGAAGTTAGTCCGTCCGACACTCTAAAATCTAATACAGCCTTTCTTAAAGCTACAGGATCTATCTCTACAGAGACTTTCTTATCTCGGTTATAGATAGTAGTACCACCTTGAAACTGTAAGGTATTAAGCTTAAGTATTAGTTTCATAGGAGTAAAGCACTGAGACTCTAACATAGTAGATGCTAGTTGATCTCTACCCGCAGCACTCTGTAAAGTAGCTTCAAACTGCGAGTCAGTCTTATTACCTTTAACAAACTGGCCTTGAGCTACCTGATTCTGTCCAGATAGTTTATTAGATAGCTCTAGCAATACAGAGATCTGAGACATAGATACTGCAGCCTGGTCTTCCTTATAGGGAAACTGGTAGACTGCATCAGAGATGTTCTTACCATAGGCAGCTGGCCTTACTGGAATCTTAGCAGAAGGGTTAGAGCTATTAATATGCTCAGAGGTTATGCGGGAGGGGTCATATAACACTCTGTCAGTAGTAGCGCGTCTACGGGAAGCTATAATAGAGTTCATATATGCAGAAGCTAACTGCTGAAAAGGTGCTCCATTATCTGTAAGTGACTTAGTTTGATAATCTAAGCCATCTTCTAAAGGTGCCCCTACTAAGATAGGTAGATAGTTATGAGCATTAGTCTGTAATTCCGCGTATATAATCCACTCATGGTTTACTATATGTAGCTTATATATTTGCGGGGTGTTCTGATTAGGTACAGATAAGGCAAACTCACTAGGTAATACTTTACAATATATAGTAGTTACTTCATAGCCATCTTTATAATCTATAGGATTCTTACGCCCTTCAGTTAACCCTGCCCACCGCATCCAGTTAGTACCAGCATTATGGTAGTTCTCTTCTGAGATGTCAGTGTTAATATTAGGTATATAGAAACTCATAGCACTAGAGTCTTTAGCTCCGGTAGTAGTACCTAAGCCAGACTCAAATGCAGGTACTATATTAGCTATAATTTTATCAGGTAAGGCAGCTATAAAGGACTTAAGCTTAATACGAGACATAAACTCAGTATACCCTGAAAACTCCCCATCTTTATAAACTTGAGTAGGAGGTACACGGGTATCTACAAAAGTATTATAGGGATCTAAGCGACGTAGCTTATTGCCTGTCCAGATAACTTCTTTAGGTACACCTTCTTTAAGATTAGCTTTTATGTTAGTATCTACTGAATAAGTTACCTCTGCTCCCCAGGATACTTCTATAGGTGCAAAGTTATACTTAAAGCCATCACGAAAGAACATTATAAGCTCTCTTGTCCAGCCTCCTCTAATAGCGTTATCCTCAAATACAGACTCCATCTGCACTGCTTCATCTATAAACTCAGGATCAGCTACTACACCAAATAAGGGAGTATCTGTTAGATATACTGATGATTGATGAGTTACTGCAGCTTCTACTTGAGGCATTACTACAGGTACAGTCATATTCTGGAAGCGAGAAGTATCTCCTGCACGGTTAGCTTTCTTAGCTCGCAAGTGTGCCTCAGACCTATCTACTTCCCGCTGATACTCTCTATCTGAGTGCTCATAGCGAGACCTAGAATCTATGCGAGAAATATTCTGCAAAGACTGTATGCTTCTATAGTACTCCATAAAAGCTTTCTGAGACTTCTTAGATAAAGGAACTGCAGTAGAAGCTACCATTAGTTTAAAGCCTCGGGCCTTTTAGGTTGGTATTCAATATGAATGTGGTGGCCCTCTAGGATAATCTCTATCCAGGAAGCAGGGATACCTTTACGATTACAAAAGTCTTTAGCTACTGCTTTTAGTTCTGTAGCCTGTACTTCTGCACTAGGTACATAACCTCTATGATGTATGTTTCTACACCAGCTTCTTATATCTACAGCCTGCGCGGGAGTAGCATAATGTAGAGATGTGTACCCATGCTTAACTGTAGTTTCAGAGCCAGAGGTAAGAACTAACTCATCTTTCCACTCTCTGTACTTATGATCTGCCTCAAATAGAAAGGCAGTAAGCATAGGATGCAGCTCTAACTCTACTGAGGAGTCTTTACGTCTCACTTTAACGCCTCCTTTACATCCTCTAAAATAGCGTTATCAATTTTATTATCTGTGCTATTAACATATTCAGTAAGTAGGCGTATAACAATAAGCTTACCTATCTTTCTTAGTAGCTTATATGCAAGTAGCTTTGCTATAATTGCGCTCATGGGTATTACCTCTGCAGTTAAAATTCTGAATTATACTCAGGGACATCTATTGCATCAAACTCTTGGGACTCTATTATACTAGATGCTATTACAAACTCCCCGAATTCTTGTACTACTCTAGGGGCGTATGTCATTAAATCTAAGATGCCGTCAGTATTATCTCTCTTCATAGGATTAAACTGAGTTATCTGGAGATGGAGACACAACCTAGCTTCATCATAAGCGTACATCTCTCCAGCAGCATATCCTTTAAACATATCTAAGATTCTAGCATTCTTATTGCGGCTACCTGAGTATATAGGCACAGCTTCTATTCCTACTATACCCATCTGCTGACATATAAAGTCAAACCAGTATAGGAGAGAGTATTGATAAGCATTTGCCTCTACTGCTATAAGCCTGCAATTATGAGTAAGAGCAAAAGTTAATGCCTTCTTAATAGTCTCACCGGGAGAGAATCTACCCTCTTCTAATTCCATTAATATAGGAGAGGCGTCATGTACTTCAAAGTAACCTACAGATACTGCATCAGATCCTAGTTTATCAGTCGCCGGATCTATTACTATAAAGTTACCGGCAGCTATATCTCCAGGTTCATAGGGTACAGGAGGTAGCTTAGATAGATCTATTAAATTATTAGCAGATACATTCTCATCATTAAGTACTTCTGAATAAAAGATCTCTGGGTGACCCATAGCAAGGTCATTCTTAAACTCTTCAGTAAGCTGCTTTATAGGCTGTAACTCTTCCCATAGCGATGTACCGTCTGCTAATATACCCCCAGTAATAAACTTAATCCAAGTGGGGTTTGTTTTTAGCTTTCTTAATATAGAGTACTTAGTAGGATACATATTAGCTACGAATAAAAACATACATCCGCTAGGGGACTTAGCTTTCATTAATGTACCTACCATCCAGCTCTCTAAGGACTTAGACTGTACTTCTGAATCCGCGCACTCTCTAGATTGTATATCGTCCATAAGAATAACATCAGGACGCTCATTCTTTATATTAAGTCCCCTTACAGAAGTCTCTGCTCCAGCTGCAGCTAGGGTAATGTTTCTACCTCTATACCCGAACTTCTTTAGTGCTTGAGTATCTTTTTCTACTCCTAGTTTCCAGTCACCAAATACAGCTTTTATATTTGGCTCTTCTAACATATCTACTACATCAGATAATATGTTCTCTGCCAGCTTAGCGGTAGCTGCTACTACTAATATAAACTTACGGTTAGTAAATAGGATACAGTACATTAAGAATATTTTCATTAATGTAGACTTACCGAAACCACGGGGTAGACCTAGCGCTAGCTGAGGGAATATACGAGGTTTATGGATATAAGATAATAGCCAAGTCCAGACTCCTCTTTTAAATACATCAGGGAAGCAGAACTTAAATACAAGAGGCATTATTAACGCAGCTAAGAAATCTAAATCCCCTTTAGCTACTTCTTGTATTTCCTCAGAAGATGCCCCTAACTGAGTTATGCTATCTGCTTCATCTGTCGCTAATGAGTTAGCTGGGGAGTTAGAAGTTGGTACCTCTATACCCCCTAGCGACTCTAATAGATCGTCTTTCTTATACTCCATTAGGTTATAGTTCCTTTATCTCCTCAACCACAAGTCGTGTTAAGAGTCTGTCTAATACAGTTTTAGCAGAGGCTATATCAGAGGAAGAGAATACCAGTTCTCTAGGTAGCGGCTTAGGCTCCCCTCTTAGCTTAGCTAATACATTCTGTAATTTAATATTAGCTCCCCTGACTTCGTGCATGTTATATACTCCTTCTATTCTATCTGTTTAGGTTCACCAGCACTGCTAGCGGCCTGAGCTTCTTCTACTTGTTTAAGTAAGTTACCAGAGGGCATAGTAAGTAACTCCTGCTCCCCCGCTTTTACAACTTGATTATTTATGTCTATAGAAAACTTATCAGCTATGACATTAGGTAATATTAAGTTAACTATATTCTGCTGGTTATTAACTTGCGGGGGTGCTGACTGACCTCTACGCTTAGCATTGTTAACCTTAGTAAGAGCGTCAATAATATCTCTAGGGCGAACTAATAATGGCATAGCTCTCTCTAGCTTAATTATTAAATTGTCTTCTAAGCTATCATACTTCCCATCTCTTACATTATGAGACTGTAATGCTTTATATCTTAAGTCAGATACTTTACTTGAAAAAGACTTTTCAGCTAACATCTGAGATATGCGGCCGGGGGTAACTCCTAATGCAGAAGCTACAGAATCAGAACCTACGCCGGAACCTAATAACGCCAAGGCTCTTTCTTCTACGCTAGAAGAGATACCGGGAGAGTAGTGGTTACTAGGGGCAGAAGGTTCTATAGCTACTTCAGGGGCTTCTATTACTTCTACACCTAAGCTAGCTAATAGTTCTTCATTACTTTTCGAGGGGGTTAATGTATTCATATACTTATTATAGATATTGTATCTTATATAGTAAATCGGGGAATCAGGTATAGGTTCTTATCTAACTACTAGCTTTTATTACTTCTTATATAAGTACCTCTTAAAAAAGTTTAGGAATATATTATACGCTCCTTAGGATAGGACACCTCTCAATTTCTAAAAAGGCCTTGGCCCCCTCCCTAAAGATATAGATGCGAATGAGAATCATTAGTGGTTAGATTTAGAGCTTAGCTAGGAGATAGGTATAGATAGAGGGATAGATGCTGGGGGTGGCGGGGGTGGCGCGCGAAAGATTGCTTAAGATATAAGCAGTTAGCTAGATATAGATACACAGTCTATATATACAGGGGTATAGCGGGAATATAGCTGGCCATACTGGGGGTGGCGTGATAGTATAAGTATAGATAGAGAGATACACACACAGATACACACACTTAGGCATAGATAGGGCAGATAGGCAGATAAGGAGTGATAATCTAATGACTAAAAAACAAGCTATATTCGCTAAACAGCATGACTGGTTTAGATTAGCAGTTAACACTAAAGCATCTGGCTTCGCTGTTATTGTAGAAGATAATGGAACTAAAGAAGTCACTTGTTTTACTAGTTTTTATGATATGTGTAAATGGGCAGGTTATATAATGCTTGGGTACTCAAATGAATATATCTGATAGTAAACTAGCTTATAAACTAACTTATAAACTTAAACTTATCCTTGCTGTAACTAAATGCGTTGTTATCATCTGGTTACTAGGTTTAAGAGACTTATTAATATTAGCTGCTCGCTGTGTAAGAAGGAAGAAGGAAGTTAGAAGCTAGAAGCTAATAGATAAGAGTTAGTTTTGTAAGTAGTTAGTTAAAAGAGGAAAATAAATATGGCACGAAATGGCACGGTTTGGCAGGATTTGCCCGATTGTGCCAAAATGCCATTGTGCCACGAACAATTCGGGTCGGTATTTGTGTATATTCCTCCCTTTTGGGCATCGCTCTTATCTAACTACTTGTGTATATATCTCTTATCTATAACTATGTATATTAGTAAGTCTATTAGTATGTATGTATTAGTGAATGAAAAACAATATATACCCCATTAGAATAGACATCAATCAGATATACAGGCATAGCTAGATAAGAGATATATACACACTTATAGATAACTACTTGTATATGGTAGTAGTTAGGTAAGAAGGAAGGATAGAAATAGGGCCATATACAGGGAAATAGGGCTTGACATCCGATGGCACTATGGCACAATGGCACGATATGGCAGCATTTGGCACACTTTGGCAGATCGTGCCACGAAAAGCCTCAATTTCTTAACTAAGAGGGAGTAAAACATCATGTTAAATAAGACATCAACAAATGTAAATAGTATTGACGCTGCTAAGTATAATACAGTAGACCATCCTGACGTATTGCCTATGGATTGGGATTTACATAAATATAAAGAAGCAGATAATATAACAATAGCAAATGCTATTAAAATACTAGAATCAAGAATTAACACCGGCCCACTTTTTAATAGTCCTAATCAAATTAAGGAGTTCTTGCGTTTAAAATTAGCAACTAGAAAAGAAGAAGTGTTTGCAGCTGTGTTTGTGGATACTCAATATAGACTGATTGAATACCGAGAAATGTCAGTAGGTACAATAGATCGCTGCGCTGTATACCCTAGAGAAGTGGCTTTAGCGGCATTAGAGCTTAATGCTAAGGCTGTTATCTTTTGCCATAATCACCCTAGTGGTGATACAACGCCTAGTGAAGCAGACAAGCGCATGACTAAAGACCTTATTAGCTCGCTTGGGCTTCTTGATATTAAAGTACTTGATCACATCATTGTAGGCTGCGGCGATGCAACTAGTTTTGCTGAAAGAGGGCTAATATTATGAGCACTAAAAACCCTAATACTCATTATATAGTGCGCTATAAAGACGGCAGACCTATAGAAGCTTCTCCTATTCCTTGCCCTAAAGAGATGGCAATGAAATTAGCTTATGATACAGAATACGAATATAGCGTTTATACTTATGGTATATTAACTATAGAGGCTGTAGAACTACAAGGCATTCCAGTTAGTACTATGACTATGGAAGAAGCTAACAAGGCAGCTAAAACAAAACACTAGTAATATTATAGGAGTATATAGCCATGACTAATCAATCAGGTGATAGCCCATCTAAAACATATACACAAGAGCAGCTAACAGATTTAGCTTTAGAGTTAGCTGCTACCTTACCTAGTCCTAAATATGGTGTACATAGGGCCACTATAGGTATGGAGTTAGATTTAGCTGTTAAGTATGATAATTATCTCACTGAGCGCCCTTTTTTAATGCGCCGCGCCGAGCTGAAAATAAGAACTAAAAGCTATGAATGGCTAGAGCTTTTAGATTACGAACAAAAGCAGCTAGATATACTAGATAAGTTTTTTAGTTAACATCCCTTTATAGATTACGAGCAAATTATTATGGCTGATATATTGGATCTTACAGAAAAACTAGCTGAAAAAGCAAAAACAGAAGTGGATGAGATAGTGGGTGAAATCACCGCTGACATGGTAGATGAATTAGTCGCTGAATTTGAAGCTGGATTTGAAGCTGAATTTGGGAAGAGTGTGGTCACATTTAAGAAGGATGTATTATTTATTGATGATTTAGAGTGTGGTATAGAATATGACTTAACCTATTCTATGGGCATAGGCGGCTTAATGAAAGAAGAAAACATTTCTATGGATTCTATAAATCTATTAGTAAATGGCTATGCATTACATATGAAAGGGAAAATCTCATTGTATAGTTTATGTGATTTGTTTTTAGAAAAAACTGGCTTAGAGATAATGCTATTTAATAGCGTTAAAAATATGATGTATTTAAGAAAAGCTGAATGTGGATCATGTTTTTATGTTACATTCCCTGTAATATCTTACGATAGCGAAGGTTAATATTATGAGCACTAAAAATAAACTAAACAAATACCGGCCTTCTCTTACCTCGGATGACATATTACATATTATATCATTAGCTAAATTAGAGCAGCCGGCTATATCAACTGCATCTATATCAGTTATTTCTAAACTAGCGCCATTTCAAGCTAAGATAGAGAATGAAGGGCTTACAGCGTCTAATGCTAATACTGAACTGATAGATATAGCGGAGACTGTATTTAATTCTGCTATAAAAGCAGGTCATTTATCAAAAGAAGTCTACTGGCAAAACTGCTACAATAAATGGGAAGATACCCCCACTTTTTGCAGCTTAGATGAAATAATAGGGGCTAATGAACACCGCTATTTAAATGATCTAATGTCACCAGAAGAAGCGGTAGAGTTTGAGGCTAAATCTGATAAGGATAAAATCTAATGGCTACTGTGACGTGCGCTATATCGGGCTTACGGTTTAAAACTTGCTATCTAAATAATCTATCTATCTCTCATACCGCCGGATACTTTCATCCAGTGTTTGCATTATCCTATACTCAGCTACATGCTTTATATTCCCAACATTGCAAAGGGCAGCTACCGGCTAAAGATAGCTATCTTTTATTCCTTGCTTTTCTTAATTCTTCTGATCAAATAGATTGGCAACATCCAGTAACATTAGACCCCAATAAAGACTCTACTAAAAAGCTTATAGAAAACTATTTAGCTCAGCTAGTGAGTGTTTTAGAGAAGACTGGGCTTATAAGACATCCCTCATTTTCTCAACCATCTTTTAAAGTAACCTTACATACAGCCTATCTTGAGCAAATACCTTGCTGGATAGAAGCATGGCAAGATAATATCGATAGCTTTTATACTGGGCGCGCTGATCTTAAAACTCAGCAAGATTTACAGGCAGTGGAAAATAGATTATCCAGACTTATTCTTTCAGGAGAGAAGCCAGAAAAATTCGCTCATGTAATAGCTAATTGGGCTAATCAGGCGGCTATATTTCCAGAAATAAAAGCAGAGCTGTACATGAAAACTATAAGATCTTGTTTTAATATTAATAAAATGTTTAATACTCCGCTGCCTTTGCTTAAAGAGATAAAAGATTGCTGCGAATGTAATATAGAAGTGGGCAGTATACATTTTCATACTCTCATGCATGTATTAAAAGAGGGTATAGCAAGACACGTAGACTATTTAGGCGGCAGCAGTTTAGCATTAGGTTATACATTACTTGATTCTCCTATAGGGCAAAAACCTACTGTAGCAATGAGGCAGGCAGAAGCTAAAACAGATGATGATTTACTCGCACTGGCAGCTAATGCACCTAGTGAAGAACCTAAAGCAGCAGATTATGATAGCTCCTTAGAGTTATTAAAAGCTAAGCTAGCTTATAGAGTAGCTAAGAAACTGAAAAACTAAAGAATTAGTTAACCCTCGGAGTAATATTATTATGGATAACTATTATTGTAGCTACAGATTAGTAAATAAAAAATATAAAGAAACTATCATTGCCCATTTAAAGAAATTAGGTACAGGAGAAATAAAACCTAAAAAATGGGTGTTTGGTATATGCCGAGAATTAGATGAGGTGTGTAATATAGGGGGTGACCCCCTAGTTAGAAATTATGCAGCTGATTGGCCTAAATTTAGTGGACATAGCACCTTTCCTGTACCTCATAGCCGCAAGAGCGCGACTGATGCTTTTATATATACCTCTAATCTATGGGAAGCTACTCAATATGGCGATGATAGAAGAGAATTATGTTTATTTTTAGCAGATAGGCTAGAAGCAGAATTAAATAAGGAGTAATATATTATGCCGTATTGTTACACTAATTTATCTAAAAGAAAGCAGCTATGGCTTATTAAACATTTAAGGCAGCTAGGTAATAGAGAAAGACATCCAACAGAAGACGATGCAGGTATATGCTACGAATTAATGTATACATGCCGGGTATACCCTAGTCTAGTAAGAGAGCTATGCCTTACATGGCCTAAATTTAATGGCGACCCCATATATCCTATTCCGGGCAGCCCTACTAAATATATTCCGGGGCGGAATGTATGGGGAGCTGATCAGTATGGAAATGATAGGCGCGATCTATGTTTATTTTTAGCAACTGCTATAGAAGATAAATTAATAGAAGCAGAATTAAAAGCATTAAATAAGGATAAGGAATACTACTGATGAGCGATAAAAAATTAAATATGGCAGAACTATTAGCAAAAGCTAGAGCAGCTAATGTAATTCCTGTTGCTAAGCCTGCTTTTACTTCTGCCGGTAAACCTGATACCTCTGGTCTAATGGCTAGATTAAAGGCAGCGGGAACTATACCCGCAGAAAAACCCACCACTAACCCTATAGAAAAGGTAATATCTAATGAGAATACACGTAATAGGATTAATATTAACCTCCCTAATCTGTCTGTTTCTAATGGCACACATAGTATCGGATATAAGAGTGCACAGAGTACTGGATCAGCAGAAGCTAGAGCTACAGGTATGTCGGGAGAAGATATAACCTATAACTCAAAGCAGCAAGAGTTTATAGATCTAGTTTCTTCTGGTAAATCATGCGTTTTAATAGGGGCAGCCGGCACAGGTAAAACTACTTGCTCTAAAGGAGCTAATGCATCTCTTATTGCTGCCGGTACAGTCCCTATATTACAGTCAGATGGGCATAGGTATCTAACTTCTGGGTCTCCAGGCATAGTTATCACATCTTATACTCGCCGCGCTGTTAATAACATAAGAAAAGTACAGTCTAAAGACTTACAATCTAACTGTATAACCTCCCATAAACTGTTAGAATATCAGCCAGAATATTATGAAATAACAGACCCGGCAACGGGAGAAGTTAAGCGCACTATGCGATTCTTACCTACTCGCTGCGCCACTAATACTTTACCTACCTCTATACACACTATAGAAGTAGAAGAGGGTTCTATGATGAGTGTAGAACTGTATAATGAAATAGCAGCTGCATTAGATCACGATGTACAATGGATTTTTATAGGTGATATTCAACAGCTGCCCCCAGTTTTTGGCTCAGCTATACTAGGTTTTAAGATGCTAGAATTGCCGGTGATAGAACTAACAGAAGTATATCGGCAGGCCTTAGAGTCTCCTATAATCCGCTTAGCTCATAGAATCCTATCTGGTAAGCCTATCCCTTTAAAAGAATATCCAGAATGGAAGCATGAAGACCAGCTTACTATTCACCCTTGGAAGAAGAAACTATCCTTCGATGATGCTGCGCGTACATTAGTATTATTCTTTAATGATGCTATAGATAAGGGCGTCTATAAACCTGACGAAGATATGATATTAATCCCTTATAATAAAGCTTGCGGTACTATAGAATTAAACAGCGGTATAGCTAACCACTTAGCAAGAAAGCGAGAAGCTATCACTTATGAGATAATGGCAGGATTTGAGAAGCTTTATTTCTCAGCAGGTGATAAGATATTATACGACCGAGAAGACGCTGACATAATAAGCATAGAAACTAATCCTGCTTATACTGGCTATAAAGTACAGCCGCCCTCTAAAACTTTAGATTACTGGGGGCATAATCCTAATCTAGCAAATGAGCGTGCTAATTCTTATAGTGACAGCCTCGACTTAGACGTAGATATGTTATTAGATTCTATAGTCTCTAGTGAAGATCGCGTCACTCAAGCGTCACATAAAATGGTTATCCGTCTAGTCGATACAGGCCGCGAGATAACTATATCTAAAGCATCAGAAATAAATAGCCTCTTACATGCTTACGCATTAACTGTGCATAAATCACAAGGCTCTGAATGGCGAAAAGTATTCTTCTGTCTGCATCAATCGCATAATACAATGTTACAAAGAGAGCTATTATATACCGGCGTCACTAGAGCTAGAGAAGAACTATATATAATATGTGAGCCAGAAAGTTTTACTAAAGGTATTATATCCCAGCGTATTAAAGGAGATACATTAGCAGAGAAAGCCGAATTTTTTAAAGGTAAGTTAGAAAAGAAAATCACTAGAAGCTAGGAGATAATTATGTCAGTATTAAGCGCACAGTTCCCTCTTACTATGCCTGAGGTAGTAAAATATTTAGAGGATAACCCGCGACTAACAATGCTAGATTTGGATAAGGCGCATCTAGTAACTATTATAGATGCATTGTATGATAAAATAGCTGATATGGAAGTAGCTATTAAAAGCTTAGAGGATAGTATATTATGAAAAAGAAAGCAGCTACACCTGAGCGCTCATTCTTACAGAGGCTACATTCCATCACTAACTGGGCATTACACTTTCAGCTACAGCCTTTTAGATGCTGCGACTTAGGGCATGAGATACACCTTAGTAGTGATACTTACCGCCTTATAGATGAGTATGAACTAACTAGACGCCGCTTAAGAGCATCTATCATAGTAGATAGAGATAGAAATAAAAAATTATACTTAGCTAACAGAAAGAAACTTGTTGACACTAAATAGCCCCATGATATAGTGAATGTCCTGATTCGGAATAATCCGCAATCTTTTTATCCCTACCCTTAGCGAGTAAAACCCTATGAATGATCACGCCATCGAAGAAGTAACCCAAGACGTAGAAACTATTGACCAACCGACCCAGATTGTAATCCCAGCGGTTAATCCCACAGCCGAAGATATGACCGGCATCATTGAACATATTAATGTTAACTATAATTTTAAAGTTAATACTAAGCCTGTTAACTTTAACTTTAAAAAAACTAAAGATAAAATTACAGGCATTGAAACCATCCGTGACACTGTACAACTAGCTATCCCTTACCCCTCTGTGGACGGTATTGTTGAAATCTTACAGAAGGGTGAAAAAGGATTAGAGTTGCTAATTGAGGCAATGGAAAATGTTGTTAATACAGCAGCCCGTGATCTATTATCTGATGGGCCAGAAGGACATGCTCTTAATGCTGCTACCTTCCCAACTGAAAAAGTGTCGTGGGAAGCTATCGCTAATCAGCCTAAAGCACAGCGTCGAGGCGGCGGTATTCCTAAAGAGACTTGGGAAGCATTCGCTACTGATTACGTTGAAGTTATGCCCGAAGCTACTGGTAAGTCTATCGAGCAAGTGGCTAACATGGCTAAAATCTTAGTAGGTAAGCTTTCAGCGTGCCGCACTCGTGAAGTTGTACTTAACCTAGTTGTTCAACAGCTGGCTTTATATGCTGAGCATTCGCCTAATATTGAAGACTATCAAGAGTGTGTTGCATTCTTGCTCAATAAAGCGGAAACTTTCCTTAATGTTTCGGACGAAGAGCTAACTGCTAACCTATAATTAGATAACAGGAAACTCCACAGTCACCCTTTGCTGGCAGCTATATATAATTAATAATCGTATATAGTTGCCAGCCTTTTTATAAAGTCCCTCTTGCCTTCTCCCCGCCTAGGTTTGCCTGCCCTTTCCTAGGTGTAAGAGGGACTCTATAAGAAGTAGGATACCCCCTAGGAGACAATGCGTAAGTATCAGCCCATATGGGAGACAATAATAAATTCACCTAACAAAACTGCATCCCTAATTGCGCCCATAAAAGATCACCCGAAAATCATACAAGCAGTGAGAAAAGAAAAGACTAAAGATAGTGGCTGGCGATTACTTCAATCCGAGGCCGGCAACAAATACGAGCTTAAAGAAAAAACAAAAGGCAAATTAATAATCTTTTACTTGGTGGATATATCATTATGAATACAGATACCCCCTCCGTTAACCTTGACTCTAATCAAGCATATGAAATTAGAGAGAAGCTAGCCCAGTTAGAAGAGGCGTTATTACAAGCTACTCCTAATATGCCTACCTTATTAAAAGACATCCACAAAGCGCTTAAAGCTGATCCAGATGTAGTCACTATTCTTACAGAGGAAGAGTGCAGTATTTTAGTTCGTGGACTGAAAAAGCAGACTGCTACAGAGATAGCCACCAGTGCTGTTAAAGGCCACAAGAAAAAAGCAGTTAAAAATATGCAAGTTGGTACAGATTTATGAACTGGTTGGATAAATGGCTGCGTAAGGGGCGCTACTGTCAACATCCTGTAGACAAGCTAAAAATAAAAGGTGAAGTAATTAGTAACCCTCTACCCAAAGGTCAATATATAAGGCATTATATGACTTTTATATGCGCCGACTGCCAAGGAACAATTACAAAAGACTGGGATTCTATGACCCCTAAGTTTTGTAGGTTTATTGAGGATTATAAAATCGACATTGAAGAGTCTTTATTCTATGGCGCACCTCCCAATGAAAAGCCCTGATCTAGCTGCTAGCTTAGCATCTCTTAAAGCCGCGCAAATTCCTGTACCTCTATATGTATTTATAACTATATATAACAAAGCTACTCGTGATTGCTATATAAACTATATGGAAGGCGCAAAGATATTGCATGACTGGCTTACAGATAAAGGCAAGATTCCGTTAGAATTACCCGCCGATACCCCAGAAACTAGAGTACCTAGATTACTAAAAGGATATGAGATGCAACAAGTAATTAATATAATAAACCCTGACAAATACCATAGAATAGAGCGCGCAATATATAATATAGCTAAAGAAATATAAGGTATAATATTATGACAGATACTATTCCCCCTACAGATACTATAGGTGATCTATTAGATAGCATCTCTTTAGATATGCAGGCAGATTCAGAAGCTCCATTAGATACTACCTCCCCTACTGAGCTTATAAATATTATCACCTTACCTGACGATCAAATCGACCCCCGTTTACAGCTTCTATCTCATAGCTCTAGGACTACTCTCCATAAATGCCCTCGCAAGTATCAGTTATATAGATTATCATCGCAGCAAATATCTTTAGCTTCTGAAAAAGAAACTGAGCAGGGAGTTACATTTGCTTACGGTACAGCTGTCGGTGTTGGCGTACAATCTGTATTAGAAAAGAAAACTATTGATCAAGTCTTTCTGGATACCTTCTTAGCTTGGGATGTAGATCTACTAGATAATAATCCTAGACAGAAAAAGTCTTTCTGGTTAGCTATGTTCGCAGTCCAAAAGTTTGCATCTCTACAGGAAGATGGCTTCTTAGAAGATTATGAATTAGTATATTATAAAGGCAAACCGGCGGTAGAACTCAGCTTTCAGATAGTATTACCTAATGAGTTTAAATATCGCGGCTTTGTAGATGCAGTATTGCAGCATAAAACTACCGGCAAAGTAATGGTATTAGAATGTAAGACTTCTTCTGGTACAGCTAACCCTGCTACGTTTAAGAACTCAGGACAGGCATTAGGATATAGTGTTGTATTAGATATACTATTCCCTGCACTATCCTCTTATGAAGTACTCTATTTAGTCTATGAAACTAAGAGCTATGAATATAAAGAGCTACCTTTTGAGAAGAGTCTATTACAAAGAGCGCTATGGTTACAAGAATTATTAGTAGATTGCCAGATGGTAGAGCTGTATGAAAGCTATAAAACTTATCCTATGCACGGAGAGAATTGCTTTGATTTCTTCCGTGAGTGTGAGTATCTAGGCTTATGTACATTAAATACAGCTAATCTAACTAAGCCATTAACGCAGGATATATTAGATAAGATAGAAAAAGATGCAGAGAGCTATGATTTTAATGTAGATTTCTATGAACTAGTAGCCGCGCAAGTAGCTAAGGGAAAAGAGGTATAATCTAATGGCTAAACTATCAACTAAAAAATCATCGCAAACACATAGAATTATTATCTACGGCGCACCTAAAACAGGCAAGTCATTAATAGCAGGTAAGTTAGCAGAGCATTATAAATTAATCTGGGTAGATATGGAAAACGGTCACGAGACTTTATTCCAACTCCCCGAAGAATGGCAGGAGAGAATAGAGTTAATAGATTTGCCTGATACCCGCAGCTATCCTATAGCTATTGAGACTGTGCTTAAGATGGTTAAAGGGCCAGTTAATATATGTGAAGAGCATGGTAAAGTTACTTGCCTGTTATGTAAGAAAGAAGAGAAAGCCACAGTAGATGTAAACCTTCCCCAGTTAGATCATAATACAGTAGTAGTATTTGACTCTCTTACCCAACTAACTAACAGCGCTATAAGTTTTATAACTAAAAAGGAAGCGGATGACTATAAACTTAGCTATAATGATTGGGGTAACTTAGGTAAGCTGTTAGATATATTCTTATCTCATGTGCAGCAGGCAGGGTATAATGTAATAGTTATCTCCCACGAAACAGAAGCAGAGACAGAGGGTAAAAAGAAAACTCTTGTTCCTGTAGGAGGTACTAGAAACTTCTCCCGCAATGTAGCTAAGTACTTTGATCATGTAATCTATGCAGAGAGGAAAAACAAAAAACATGTATTCGCATCTTCTACTCAATACGCTACTAATATTCTTACAGGATCTAGGACAGATGTATCAATGGAAGATGGCGATGAGCCTAGTCTTCTTTGTATATTTAAGCCTGAACTGTATAGCAGCAACTCCGCCGCTAGTGATAATAAAGGAGGTAATATTAGTAAGGCTTTACAAGGTAATAAACCTGTTAAGGCAGGGGATATTTTAGCCAGACTAAAACAGAAATAGAAACATCCCTTAAGCACATCAAACTAAAGGTATAAAACTATGAAATATTTACACGTAAGTAAAGAAGGGTACACTGATTCGATCTCAGGTAAGACGTATTTGCGCCCCGGCAAAACTTTAATCCTCGGAAGGAATGCCAAGAAGCGTGAATTGCGAAAAGGGTTAGCTAAAAAACACTGGCCTGTATTAGATAAAAAGTATGGATGGAATACTGTAGATAGATTATGAGCACTAGGGCTTATCCTGCTTGTAGTTAAGCAGCAGACTAATAATCTGCGGATAAGTAACAGACCGCTAGTATATCGGCCTTAACAAAATAGTATACTAAATATAAACTGTAACTTAAATCTTAAACTAAAATATAGGAAACTATTATGTCTGAATTAGACTCTTTACTAGATGCAACTCTTGATGATCTAGCTGATCTCCCCTCGTTCCAGCCTTTCCCCGCTGGCGCTCACAAAGTATTAGCTACGATGGAAGCTAAGACTATTAATAATAAGTCTACTATCGAACTTACTCTTAAGCACATTGAAGCTATGGAGTATGCCGGTATTGTTGCAGAAGCTGATATGGCTAAGCCTGGAGACACTGCTAATACTCTTTACTTCCTTGACAATGACATTGGCCAAGGTAAGTTTAAAAATGTAGCTCGTGTATTTGGTGAAGCATTAGGTGGGTCTAGCTTGCGTGAGATTGTAGAGCAGGTTACTGATATTGAGTGTGTTGTTATCACTAGTGTCAGTATAGATAAGAATGACCCTGATAAGAAGTATCTTAATATTAAAGAGCTGCAAGTAACCTAGCAAGGATTAGCTATTAGCTTTTAGCTCTTAATATTAGCCCGCTGCTAGAGATAGTATGTGGGCTTTTTAGGTAGTAAGATATATACATATACATAATCCAAACCACAACTAAATAGAGAGAATATATTATGAGTTTCTATATACCTAAAAAAACTAAACCTAAGTTCACAACAGCAGAAGATGATATTATATTACAGAAAATAGCAGACTTAACGAGTCACGAAGCAGATGCCTTTCACCTATTTATAAATGGTGTACCTACAGTGCAGATAGCTATTGATCTAAATTTATCCATTAACTATCTTAATCATGTTAATTCGTATATGAGACATAACTTTAGCGTCAAAAGCCTAACCGCTCTAGCTGTGTTAGTTATACCTGCTATGATTAGAAAAGAGTGCGAAGAATTTTTAGAAGAAGAATAAGGAGTAAGGTGTGATAGACTTATCTGAACATATAGCTAATCTAAAAGCTAAAGAAGCAGCAGCCCCGGCAGACTCACCCTTAGCTCAAGCTGATAATGCTATCTTATTCTGGGGTACTTCTTTTGATAGAAACTACCTCCCTCACCTTAAAGGCTGCGTAGGTTCTGCTACTACATTCATTCGCTTAGAGCCTGTAACTACATTAGTTACTGTAAAGATGTATTGTAGTAAGAAGAAGATTACCCGCGTTATATCTACCAGCGTAGAGCTATTAAAAAAACTATTACACTGGGATAAAAAGAAAGCTCCTAGCCTAGCTAATTATGCGGGCAGTTATTTTAAAATCCCAGGGCATACTGACACTGACCCTGAGATAGAGATAGTATTCATACAGCCATTGAAGCAGCTAACCACAGTTACCTATGGTAAGTTCATGGCTACAAGACTTATAAGTAAGCTGACTAAGCCAGAGAAGTGGTATCAAGCTACTGAGTTTAGTTGGAGTATACTTACCCCTGAGAATGAGGAGCTTTACTTCTTAAACTTTCTTAATGCTTTCCTTATTTGTATAGACATAGAGACATTCAAAGAGAATGCTACTATACGTTGTTTGTCTTATACAGCTTTCTACTTTAAGCGAGGTAAGATAATATCAGATAGTGTAGTCCTACCCTTAGACTCAGAATATAATCTATCAATCATGCGCAAGTGGAACTGGCAGCTACAAGCGCCCAAGGTATTTCAGAATGGAAAATATGACATCGCTTACCTTACTAGATATAACGCTCCTGTATATAACTATCTATATGATACTGCTAATCTCTTTCATTGCTGGTATAGTGAACTCCCTAAAGATCTCGGATTCCTTAACTCTTTCTTTATCCGAGAGGCGGTGTATTGGAAAGACCTTGCTGAAACTAATGATCTGCATGAGTACTACCGTTACAATGCTCTTGATACTTGGGGTACTGGTAATGCATTTCTGGCAATGATGCTTGAAGCCCCAAGCTATGCTATATCTAACTACCTCTTAGAGTTCCCTCTTACATTTCCTTGTCACCTATCAGAGATGACAGGCATAGACAGAGACATGGATAAGTTTGAAGTAGCTAGAAAGCAGCAGCAAGAGATAGTAGATATAGAATCTGCCAGCCTTAATGCTATGTTAGGTGTACCTAAAGGGGAGACATTTAATGTTAAGTCTTCTCCTCAGATGAAAGCATTATTTAAAACTCTAGGCTGCTCTGATCTTAAATCACAAGATGAAAAGAATCTTAAGAAAGCTAGGTTCCGCCATCCCTTTAATGCAAGAATATTAGGCAAAGTATTAAAGATAAGAAAGGCTAGGACTCTTGTATCTAATTACCTCACAGCAGGTAAAGAGTTCCCCCGGCTAGATGGCACAGGTAACAGATTTTTATACAGCCTTAACCCTCACGGTACTGATAGTAGCCGCCTAGCTTCTAAGTCTCACCACTTCTGGTGCGGCGATAACATACAGAAGATACCGCGTGGCCCTATAGTTAAGCAGACATTTCGCGCTGACCCTGGATTCCTATTAGCTGAAGTGGATCTGGAGCAGGCAGAATCAAGAGACACTGGTTATATATCTGGAGATGAACAGCTAATACATAATGTAGAGCACAGCCCTGACTTTCATAAATCAAATGCATCAGGCTTCTTTGGTGTACCTTTCGAAGAAGTAACTAAAGGGTTAAGACAGCTAGGTAAGCCAGTTAACCACGGCG